GTTACTTAAAGGTAATTAGACTCCACATGTAATCCGACATCGTGTACTCCAGCAGCCTCTTATCTGGTAGTTCAAGACCGCCGTAATTCATCTTAGCCTTAAGATCCCTGGTGTGCGACATCTTCCAGCTGCGCTTTAACTCATAGCACCGCTGGTACTGAATCATAAAATCTGTAAACTTACGATCGTTAACACCTCCCAGGAACATGTAGGCAGTCAACCTCGAAAAGCTGACCTCCAAAGACTTGACCGGGTACTCAGTGTTCAGCATCATCCTGAACCACTCCTCCCTGTCACGCCTTAGAAATCCCCTCTCAAAGTGGTACCCGAGAAACTCAGAACCAGGTCGGTCCGCCTTCCTTACCTTGGTTTTCTCTACATTCACCACCGCGCCAAAGAGCGTTTTGTAGATACGCGCGATCATCGTCATGTCTGGAAATCGAGCCAGCACCATTCGACAGTCATCCCCGAGCACCTTCAAATCTAAAATCGGGTTTGCCTCGGTAATAGCATAATACTCAGCGTAAAGCATCGACAAAATGCTCTCGACAAGCTGAGTAAAACTACTCCCAGAAGCGATTGAACCATCAAGGAACCAACACTTACCGTCAGGGGTCATAACGGGAGTATGAATCACGTACTCAACGCAAAAATCCCAAACCCTTTGGTACCTCCTCGCCGCGGAGGGGCACAACTTCTTTCCCTTCCAATGATCAAAATCAAGTAAAGCCTCAAGAATTCCGAAAGCCCTTAGTTCAAACGCAGCAAGAATTCCCTTGTCGAACCCACTAATGTCCAACTCAACGGCATAACTACCGCCGGGAAACTCCGAAGCCATGTTCATCCTTGAGAGCCTAGGAATCACGTTCTTACCAAACATGATCGGGCACGCCTCACCCATATCCTTGCACTTTTTCAGAAGAGGCGCACGAAAGTCTGCTCGAGAAGAGCAATCTCCGCTGGTGCGTTGTAAATGATACGTTTCTTCTTCCCCCACAAGGGTTGAAGATGGCCCCTCGTTCCCAACAAACAAGGGGGGACAACCTGTTTGACGTATCCCATAGCGTTGTAAGCGATCTCCTTCGCCTTAGCCACGATCTCTCCCATCACTTCACCTTTCTTCTTACCTGGAAAAGAAAAACCAGCAGAAGTATCAGCGTGAAGAATGGCCGCAGCCTCCTCAATACTATAGGGCTCCACCTTGAAGTTGCCCATCCGCGAAAGAACCTTCTTGGCCGCCAAATCCAAGTAATGCTCCTCCTCATCCGTGATCACCACGTCCCTATTCTGATCCATCATCCTCACCTCATGAAAGATCCGCTCAACATCCGACTTAGTCGCTCCGCTCCTATGATACATGGAAGCATCCCTAAACTCATCAGGAAAGAAATCACGCATCACCGCCCTGGCATATGGGTCTTCCTCCCACTGAGGGGACCACACATTG